CGTAAGCTATTTATAGCTATCCCAGCGTATGACGGAAAAATCAACATCAAGCTTGCTTACAACATTGCGGCGTTAATGCCCAAGGCGTTGCAGTTTGGTGTGTCCGTTAATATGGGCGATGTATCTGGGTGCTCAATCATCACTATGGCCAGAAACCAATTAGTGCATGAGTTCCTTAAGTCAGATTGCACAGAGCTGCTGTTTATTGATTCCGATGTTATTGCTACGGCAGATGACATCTTGCGCTTGATGGCGCAGAGTGGGGGCAAAGACATTACCGCTGGTATGTACCCACGCAGATCTAAAGATCGCAACTTCTTTGCTGATCTGTATTTTGATGAGAACGAAGACCTTGAGTTTGATGGATCGCTAATGCGTTTAAAGCGCGTTGGCACGGGTTTTATGCTGATTCAGCGCCACGTCCTAGAGACGATGGTTGTAGCGCATCCTGAGTGGTTCTATGACTTCAAGGGCGAACAGGTCTGCAGCGTGTTTGATTTTGAAATTAAAGACGGCCATTACCTTGGCGAAGACTATTTGTTCTGCGACCGTGCAGCTGAGCATGGCTTTAAGATCCATGCCGATGTAGACATTAGTCTCCCACACGTGGGTACAGATACGTTTGAGAATAACTTCCGTGAAGAGGTAGTAATACCTTTGTTGGAAGCTATTCGTAAGACCAAACTGAAAGTAGCAAATGGCTAAGACACCAGCATGGCAGAGAAAAGAAGGCAAATCGGAGAAGGGTGGCTTGAATGCCAAGGGACGAGCCTCCGCGAAAAAGCAAGGCATGAATTTGAAACCGCCCCAGCCCGAAGGCGGCTCCCGGCGCGACTCTTTCTGTGCGAGGATGGAAGGGCACAAGAAGAAGAATACCAGCGCGAAAACCGCAAAAGATCCAAACTCACGCATAAATAAGGCATTACGAGCATGGAACTGCTGAGTTGTACTAGATGCAAAACGGAAAAGCCAGCAACTGCTGAGCACTTTCCTTTGCATAACAAAAAGCGCAACGGCTTAGACAGCTGGTGCCGCGCTTGCCGTTCAGAATATCGTAATGCCAATTGCCGTGGCGCATATCGCAATGCCATATCAGATGAGGCATTGGCTGAATTAAAAGCTACAGTGACGCAATGTGTTATTTGCGGCAATGAAGAAAAATTAGTTGTTGACCACGATCACCAAACAGGTAAAGTTCGTGGGTTGCTCTGCAATCATTGCAACCGTGGATTGGGCCACTTTAAAGATGATCCAATGTTGTTAGAGTTTGCGGCTCAATATTTATATGCTTCAGCAGATCATCCTGCATGGGAGAAATATAAAGAAGGTGTGAAATGCTAGATATGAACATGGCTTGGTCTGCTGCACTGTCTTTGATAGTGGGCATACTGACGTTTGTGGCTAAAGAAAAGTTTTCTGAACTGTCACGAATTACCATTTTGCTTAACAAAACCCGAGAGGAGGTAGCGCGTGATAACGTTACTAAAGCAGAAGTTGAAAGAATTACAGGTCACATTGACCAGCGTTTCAACCGACTTGAAGAAAAGATTGACCAGCTTATTCGGCAAAAGGGATAATGATGCCGAGCACAAGTAAGAAGCAGCATAATTTCATGGCCGCGATTGCACATTCGCCATCGTTTGCTAAGAAAGCAGGAGTGCCCGTATCAGTGGGCAAAGAGTTTGTCAGTGCCGATAAAGGCAAGAAATTTTCCAAAGGTGGCGAAATGAAACATGAAGATGTAAAGATGGACAAAAAAATGATGCAGAAGGCCGTGAATAAACACGAAAGCCGTTTGCACAAAGGCGAACCTATGACCAAGTTGGCCAAAGGTGGTATGCCTTCTAAGATGGGCTCTGTGAAAACAGCTGCTCCTAGCCGTGACGGTGTTGCCAGCAAAGGCAAGACAAAAGGTAAGATGGTTAAAATGAACATGGGCGGTCGCGCCTGCTAAGGAACTAAAATGCCAATGACACCCGCAGCTGCAAAGCAATACAAACCACGTCGTACACCAGGATCTTTGGACGATGTAATTTATCCAGAAACCCGTGCCAAAATGGAAGAGGCAAAGGTTGACGTTGAAGACGAGAAAGCTCGTTCAAAAATCAAATCTATGGGTTATGCCGGTGGCGGCAAAGTGTCTTCTGCATCCAAACGTGCTGACGGCATTGCTACCAAGGGTAAAACCAAGGGCACAATGGTCAAGATGAACATGGGCGGTCGCGCCTGCTGATTTACCTAGGAGAATATTATGCCTTTACCAGAAGTTTTAAAACAAAAAGAAGCTTTAAAAGCAAGCATAGCTAAACAAAAAGAAGCTGCGCTAGCCAAGCAAGCTCAAAACGTTTTAGCGCAACAACAAAAGCAAAAAGAACGCGCCGCAGCGGCAGAGGCCAATCGGAAAGCGGCTAGTACCCCAGTACAACCCAAAGTGCAGGAGCCAGCTCCAACGCCATCGCAGCCAAAAGTTCAGTCACCAGCTCCAACACCAGAAATTGCACCGGTAACTTCATTAAAAACTAAAGTTCAGCCACCAGCTCCAACACCAACGCAAACACCAACGCCAGCTTCATCGACACCAGCGCCAGCTGGAGGCAGACAGCAATGGGCTATGTCGCAGAATGGGCCTGTACAATCAACATTACCTGAAGGCGCTGTGTTCAAAAAGGGCGGTAAAGTTTCTGCTTCTAGTCGTGGCGACGGTATTGCTCAACGTGGCAAAACAAAAGGCCGGTACATATGATGGCCAGTCGTGGTATGGGGGCAATGCTCCCGTCTAAAATGCCAAGCGGAAAGCGAAAAGCTCGCCGGGATGACACTGACTTCACGCAATATGCTGAAGGCGGAGCTGTTGGTTTGTATGCCAACATCAATGCCAAGCGTAAACGTGGTGACAAAATGCGTAAGCCCGGACAGAAGGGTGCGCCTACGGCTCAAGCTTTTATTGATGCGGCTAAGACAGCGCAGAAATAAGAAAAAATTTCTAGGATTCTCATGACCACTACCGGCTCAACCCTATTCAATATGGACTTCACGGAGATTGCCGAGGAAGCATGGGAACGTGCTGGCCGTGAGATGCGCTCTGGATATGACCTAAGAACTGCCCGTAGATCAATGAATTTGATGACCATTGAGTGGCAGAACAAGGGCATTAACATGTGGACTATGGAGCAAGGAATCATTAACTTGACTCCCGGCTTAGCCACGTATGCACTTCCAACAGATACGATTGACCTGCTTGAGCATGTAATTCGTACAGGCTCAAACACAGCTTCAACGCAAGCTGACTTGACCATTACACGTATTAGTGTTTCAACTTATGCCACTATTCCAAACAAGCTTCAGCAAGCTCGCCCAATTCAAGTCTGGGTGCAGCGCCTTTCTGGTGAAGTTAACCCAACTGCGGCAGTTGTGGCGTCAGCCGTCGGCTCCACGGACACAACGATCACGCTTGACTCGGTGGTTGGGCTAGCCGGTTCAGGCTTTATTCGCCTTGATGAAGAAGATATTTACTACACATACGTCACTGGCAACGTGCTTGGTGGCGTATTTCGTGGTCAAAACAACACAATTGCTGCCTCACATAATGTTGGTACAGCTGTGTTTGTGCCCCAATTACCAGCAGTAACTGTATGGCCAACGCCTGATAACAGTACTCCATACCAGTTTGTGTACTGGAGACTGCGCCGTGTACAGGATGCTGGTGGTGGTGTTGAGACAGCAGACATGAACTTCCGCTTTTTGCCAGCTTTGACTGCTGGTTTGGCGTACCACATTGCTGTTAAAGTGCCTGAATTGATGCCACGCATCCAGATGCTTAAGCAGATTTACGACGAAACCTTTGAAACTGCTGCTGGTGAAGACCGCGAAAAAGCTGCGATTAGGTTTGTTCCTCGTCAGATGTTCATTGGAAGTGGTGGAGGTTACTGATGCAAATTAGTCGCAAAGACGCTCAGTCCAAAGGGCTCAGCCACTACTGTACCGGGGCACCATGCCGCCATGGTCATGTAGCTTTGCGTCGCGTAAGTGATCGTGTATGTACAGAATGCGACAAAGTTTCAAAAGCTATGCGCCGTACAACATCTGCAAATGAACAGGTAAAAAGTACCAGACGAGCCTCATACCAAAAACACAAAGAAGCGGCACTTTTGGCAAAAAAACTTTACCGTGCCAATAACAAAGGGAAAATAAACGCCCTTTGCACTGCCAGAAAAAAGGTGGTGAAACAAAGAACGCCCCAATGGTTGACGTTTTTTGACAGATTAAAAATT